GACGTGGATGATGACGCGCAGATCGCCAACCATTGACAGCATCCCCATCTGACTGTTCCACGCGGCGGCGACTTTCTTTTCAAACTCAACCGTGGTGGCAGGTGTGTAAACGCCACCTGTCCGGGTCATGCGCGGTCGACCTTTGGGAACAGCCCGACCGTCGACCCTAATCCTGTTCATTGAACTGTTTTTTGCGAGCTGTGAACTCGGCGATTAGTTTGGTGGAGTCGCCGGAGTCGACGGCGCGTGACCAGAGTGCCTCTAGGTCTTTGAGTGTTGCGGTGTTTTGTATGTCGATTGTTGTGATTTGCGCCGTGTCGGGTGCGCCTCGCTGTGCTTTTTGCATCTCGGTACGACTTGCGCGATTCTTTGATGTGGTGAAGTTTGCCGTAGCCAATGCGCGCCCGATTGCGCTGGTCTCCGCGTTTTCATATGCAGATGTCATGTTTGCCCCGGCACCGCCGTCAATCTCAAACGCCAGACCTGTACCGCGTGGCCGCAGCTCGTCAAACACAAAAAACACTTCAGCGTAGACGCGCCATTGTTTGCGGTCGCGGTCGGCATCGGTGGTCAGGTCGGTGGTAACGATTGCACCGTTGGGGTACTTGATCCAGAACGCCTCAATGCGTTCTTGTACGGTGGCATAATCTGCCAGGTTGAATCTAGCCATGGAATAACTCCTTTACTTCGAGATAGTTGTTGTAGTCGGTGATGAACCTGTTTGCGACTTCTTTCAGGTCGGCAATCATGGCCTCGTCGCGTTCGATAATGATGTGTTTGGGTTCAATCCATGCTGGCACGAAAACACCATCGTGACCCTCGGCCCGTAACAGCCACGCAAACACACACTTGGTTGCACCCGTAACGTGCAGTTGCCATTGAACCTGTCGACGGTACTGAATAGGAATCTTGTCCGGTTCCCAATCCTTGCCCGTCGTTTTGACTTCAGCAATGACCGACCAATCGTTGTTCAGTCCGTCCGGTGTTGCCAGATGCCAACGGTCAGCACCAACACCGCAGATGAGCCAGTCGTTCGGTTTGATGCCGTGTTCGGCAGGTAACTGTTCGACAATCCATTCTTCCCAGTCACGACCAAACTTCATGTAGGCGTTATCCTCGACCACATGATCCTCTGGGTTTAGCGCGCGTTTCAGTTCGGCATCAAACCCACCGGGGCCTGATGCCGCTTTGGCAACTGTTGTGGCACTAACGCCGTACTGACGTGCTTTGTACCATTCGTCAGTTAGTGACCGTGCCACCATTCGTTCGATTTTGTTGTTCACGCAATATCCTCTCTCCAGCGGCGAGTCGCTGTCGAGTGAATTGTGCCATGAGGCTATGACGCGTAATGTCAACGTCGCCGCGCATTCGGATTCGCAGGCGGTCGATGAAGTCATGGTGTGCTGTTTGTTCGGCCTCGTTGCGTTCAAAGATGATGGCGGCGAGTTCGGCGCGGACTAGGTCGGGGTGTGGGTGTCGTTCGGCCCACAGGTTGATGTGGCCGCAGGATCCACACGGGGTCATTGCAACAGTAGGGAGATGTGAAGTAGTCCGGCACCAGCGAGGCAGGCGAGGATAATCAGAAACAGGTCGTGAAAGAATTGCATTGTTACTCCTTGACTAGTAGGTGTGGCGAGTGTAGCACATAAACAGGGGCGGTCAACCCCTAATGTTGACCGCCCCACCCGAACAGGGAGAAAGGATTAGAACCTATTCGGGGATGACCTCGGCGACGACATCGACGACCGGGGGGATGATTGCGGCGGCCTCGGCGCGTTTCTCGGCAATCTCTTTACGCAACAACTTCTTGGGGTCAATAAACGTGCCTCGTGCGTTCTTGATTGCAAAGTGCAAGTGTGGCCCTGTGCTTGTCGTGCCCGTGTTGCCAGACAGCGCGATTACTTCGCCAGACTTGACCCGTTGCCCGTTGCGCACATCAAGTTTCGACAGGTGCAAGTAGTACGAGTGTTTGCCGTCCGGGTGCCGAATTGCAATGTTCTTGCCCAGCACCTGATCGGGATTGTTTGAGCATGACACGATTGTGCCGTTGGCGGTTGCGAACACTTTGTCACCCGTGTTGCAGGCGTAGTCGAGTCCCGGCATCTTTGAGCCGCGTTTGACATGGTCATCAAAGTTGTCGCGCACCTCGTGCGTTTTGCATGGTCTGACGTAATCAACGTCCATAGTTATACCCCCGTGTTTGTGATGATGAGTGAAACGAGTACGGCGGCGATGCCGGACAGCCCGGCAAACCCCCATACTTTCATTTCCAGATTGCGGATTCGCAGTTCGTGGTCGTCGAGTTGTTTTGGGTGGTCGCCCATTCGCAGCTCAAGTTCAATCAGTTTGTCGTAGATCCGTTCAAGCGTTACGACGACTCCGTCACTTGGCATTCTTTCCACCGTCTTTTGCACGGGCCGTTTCGATTGCCGAGTTGATTGTGGAATCAAAATCGGTCTCGTTGACTGTGCCCTTGCCAGCGTAGATGAATGCCAGCGCACCAAAGATGCCTAGAACGCCCGTGAGAGCCCCCATAAGGGCACTCTGGGCGACTGTAAGCCCGATTGCCGACCCCGCACCCAACCCAGCAATTCCAGCCCCGAATGCGAACGATGCGATGCGCAGAACGCGCGTGATTATTTCTTTCATTGTTATACCTTTTCCAGATAGTAGTCAATCATGTATCGGTCTGGACTGATGTTGCCGTCCACTCCGACGATGCGGTGTGTAGTTGTTGTGCCGTCGTAAATTACGTTCACCGTGTTGCCAACTTTGAGCAACGCCAGTTTGGTCATGTCCTCTTGTGCATTCCATCGGATCCGTGTCACCCGGTTGCTGGTGGTTGAGTACCGGGTGAGGTAGGTGCTGGCAATGTCGTCGAGGTTGTTGGTGACTTTGAATGTGGGTGATAGGCCGAGTTCGCCTGTCCAGATGTATTGGAATGAGTTATCGCTCGCGTTGTCGCCGTCAAAGTAAGTTACGGCGGTGGCGGATGACGATTTGCGCATGAGGAATCCGTCGCCCCAGAATTGGTCGCCAGCACTAAAGTTTGACCCGTCGGCACGGTTGTATTCGATGCCCAGCGTGGCACGTTCAGCCCCAGCAGGTGCTAACGATGTGAGGCTCATAACCTGCCACACATACGGTGTTGATCCGAACGTGGTTTGTGCGCTATATGCGGTTGAGATTGTTGCCCCAGCCTCGTCTGTCCACCTGATGAATGCACGGCCACGCACGTTGGCACGGTTGGGTGAGCCACGGGCACCTGCCGCCTGAAACTGGTAATTGACACCTGCGACGACGGGCACACCGTCAGCCTCCGAACCTGTGTAACGGATTTCTGGTGTAGTGGCGATTGCTGCAATACGGAATCGCAACGCCCATTCGCCGTGATACGGCGCGAACGGTGTGCTGTTGTCGGCGGGTTTGCGTCGAGCAATGCGCTGTTGCTGGGTTGTGTAACCCTCATCCGAGTATTCGAGCGACGGGTTGCCAATCAGGTTCAGATCCTGCACAATGCCAGCCAAGTTTGTGTTTATCTCGCTGGCACGGTTTCCATAGGTCGTGATGGATGTTGCGTCTGTGGCCGAGAAGTTTGTGTCATAAGGAACCGACACAACCTCAACACCGTTCACAACGTTATAGTTGGGCACGTTTGCCCCACCGCGTTTAGTGACCTCTTTGTCGTTCGTGTCGGTAATGACAGAAAAATTATTGATGACGATTGTGTTGGCCACATTCTGTGACGACGACTCAAAATCAATCTCGGTGTAGTGCAGTTGCCCGGCAGAACCCACCGCATCCGTGAACGTGTAACCCGACGACGGTGCAGTCGTCAACGGTCGAATGGTCACTAACCCTGTTCGCCCGGTCGTTTTGTTCGTCGGCAGCACAAGATTACTGTGCCAGTAAAGGTTCTGTGTGGCTGCGACTAGATCGAGTTGGTCGGACATGGTGCCAACAAAATCGGTGTCGCCAACAGTCGAACTCGCAGCTGCGGCATCAAACGCAATCAACTGTGTGGCGTTGGTTGCGTCAATCGTGTTGTTGAGTGCCCGTGCCCGTGATTTGTACGAATAATACGTTTCTTTGGCATATGTGGTGACGGCCAGACCGCCGACACCGATTACCTGAAACTGCGAGATGTAGCCGACCCAGTCCAAACAGTTGATGCTGGTCAACACCACGGGTGTGCTGAACGAAACCGAGTCGTCAAACACAACCCGTTGCGACACATCTTGCACATACCCAATAAACGCATAGTCGGTTGTGCCGGTGCGGCGCAAACGCACCAAGTCACCCACCAACGGTGCAGTTGCCAAATTCTTGAACGTCGCGTTTAGCGTTCCCACATCGGTCTGTGTTTGTCCGGGGATACCGACACGGCCACCAAGAGCATAGTTGACACCTGCGACAAGGTCGGCAGTCCGGTCAACCCAGGTAAACGTGGATGCCCAGGCAGACGTTTCTAACGTCATTTGCCCATAGATGGGATCCTCGATGATTGGTAACGCCATTAGCGGATCCCGTTTGCCCGGCTGTAATCTGCCAACACACGGGCAACTTCACGCCCGGCACTAACCGAGTCGACAGGTGCGTTGAAGTTGACCACGATGCCCTTGGTGCCCGAACGTCCACCACCGCCACTACTGCCACTATTGCCCCGGCCAAGGTCAGAAAGTTGACCGGGCAACTCTGTGATAAACCCGAAACGGTTCTGAATAACAAACTTGCCTATCTGGTCAAGCAAGTCCGTAAACGGTTTGATTTGCTCAAGTAGGTTACGAACGTCACGCAAAAAGTTTGCCATTTCTCGGATGCCATACGCGGCATTGATAAACCCGTCAGCAATCGCTTCCACATCTTTACGGCCCTGCGGTGTCGACAACCATTCGGAAACCTGCACGTTGACCTCCTCCAACGCAGGCAACATTGCCTCACCAATCGAATCACCAATCTGTTGAAACTGTGCATTTAGTTTTTCAAACGGTGTAGCCGAAGCTTCGGCAATCCCTTTGACACGATTTTCAACCGACCGCAAAACCAAGTTCTGCGCCTCAAGCAATTTGCCAGATTCTTGCAACTGCGTAATCTTGCGTTTTTCTTGCTCGGTAAACGTGATACCTGCACGGCTCAAAGCGTTTAGGTTCTTGACGGGGTTTTCAAGAACACGACCCAACTTGATTGCGTTGGCCTCCATGTCGCCGAATCCAGCGGCGGCCAGGTCAATGGCAGCTGCGGTGGTTCGGTCAAACGTGCCACCAAGTTCATCGGCGGTCAAACGCAAAGTCTTGAACACCAACAGTTTGCGCTGGACTGCTTTGACCTGCTCATCGTCAATGCCCGTGGCTTTATTGACCTGATCGGCGTAAGCCGCCATGCGTTTGACAGTGGCATCCGTCGCCGCGCCGACACCCTGCATGTTTTCCAACATGAAGCGCAATTGGATGTCGGCCTTGCGCGACTCCGCACCCATTTGAGCAAACACCGGAAGCAGACGAATTGCTGAAAGAGTCAAACCAATAAACGCCGTCTTGGCAATATCAAACGCCCGTGACGTGAACTTACCAAACGCACTTGTATTCCCGGCGGCTTTACGCAGACCCGTCGCATATCTTGTCGCGTTCAACGCCAACGTGACAATCATGTTTGATGCAGCCATTACTTGCCCCCGTTCATAAATTTGAATATGGCGTTACTTTCACGCAACGTCAATTGGTTTGCTTCCGTGACCGAGAGTCCGCAACCGGCCACAAGCGCAGCCAGAACTTTCGCCCGGTCATTCTTTATTTTTTTGTGTTGTCGTCATCCCCAAACAACTGTGCAAAATCGTTTGGAGTAAGTTGCTCGGCATCAGCAATCGTGAAGTTCGATTCTGTGCGTCGCTTGATGATCCACGCAAGTGCGATGCGAAGCTTGATAACCCCAATTTTCTCCTCGCCAATTTCCGAGAACGACATTTTTGCGTAGTCCTCGATTTCGGCGATTTCGCCTAGGGTGATGTCCTCAAAGTCCATTTGTCTTAAAGCCTTTCTGCTTTATGTATTTGTTTACTTCGTAATTTAGCAATGTCACCATGTAAGAGCGTTTGGCATCTCTTGCCTTGACAATGTAGGGGTTCTTTCGTCCTCGAACAGTTGTGCGCCATACACGGTTGCCGGTCCGAGAGGGTGTGCCAGCAACATGGTATGTTCCCAGCGATACTGCACGACCGTATTGAATACCGGTCGTCACCTGGCTTTGTGTGCCGTCTTTCACAACGTTGCGGACGCGAGCAGAACCTGCCGTGACCACTCCGCCAAACACCATCTTTGAATCCAAACTGCCACTAACCTTGTTTTTTCGGAATGCTGTTTTTGATGCGTAACCACGAACGGACAAAGCCAGATTGCCAGTAAGGTTCGGTGCGGTTCGTGTGGCCTCACGAGCTGCGACCTTCGCCGCATCCTTCATCCACTTTTCAAACAGGTTCCGATCTCCACCCATTTTGAGAAACTTCTCACGGGTTTCGTTCAGTCCCCTGACATAGGTACGGCCAGCCTCGTCCGTGAATAGGTAAATCCCATCCGTCGAACCACCCGTGACCGTACCCACGTCGTCAGGCCTTACGGGGTGGTGTCGAGCGTTACGTCGCCAACAATGTCCATGCGGACACCGTCGAACGCGAACGTGCCGTCGGCAGATGCCTCGCCACCGAGTTGCAGCGCACCCTGTGGTGGGAGGCGAACAGTTCCGGTGAAGTGCGGCAGGTCAGCCGATGGGCTTGCGTTTCCGTTTGGTGCGTATACAAACGCAACTTCGGTGCCAGCGTCGGCCCACATTGCGCGCCAGAACGACGTTGCCTCTGTGGACTGGACACCAGACACGGTGAAGTAGAAGTCACGACGGCCACCAAGTGCGGCATCGTAGAACGTGGTCACATCTGTGGACGCATCCTCGGACT